ATTGCCACCTTGCAACACCTGAACATTCAGCGTTTCACCACCACCTGCTGTGCCTACCTCAGTGCTGTTTAGCGCAAATGTTGCATCTTGCGAGATTGGACATATTATTGCCTCAATTGCATCTTCTTGCTCAGCGCTTAGGCAATCAACAATATCTTGCGCATCGGCTAATGCAATCTGCTCACACATCGTAGGACAAGTGACCAGGTCTGCATCAGTAATCTGACCGCGCTGCTCAGTGACAATCTGCATGCGGTTGCGGTCATAACTTAATGAGTTAATAGCCAATATATCCCACACCACATTGTCATATAATATGCGCATTGAGCTGGTTATGCCAGCCGTCTGCCTAATTATCCAATCGACGCGGCGAATGCTCAGCGTGCTACCTGCGTGCTCATTCTCAACACCCGTGGTGGTGCGGTCTTTCATCTCAGCCCACAAGGTCACATAGGTCTCCCACGCCTCAGTGGTCGAGCCAGTAGCGCTGACCGTGACTAACGGCCGCTGTATTGTGATTAATCTATTGCGGCGGCCTGCACTCATGGCGTGAAGTATTCATTGCGGTAGTGACTAACTAAATTCATTACGCCAAATGGTATCTCACGCAATGGCACAGGTGCAATCGTAGCGCTGCGATTTTCATCCATGTGCACCACTAGCAGCGCAACAGCTTGCTTTAGCGGTGATGGCACAGCTCCAACGCTGTAACCAGCACTAGCCTCAATCAGCAATCGGTCATAACCAGTGCCAGGCAATGAAGTAAGCAGTTTCAATTTAGGCACAATGCCGCGCGTACTTAACTCATAATCAGTGTTTAAAACCTTTGTGTCATAACCTGAGCCATCAGCGCGCTTGTACTTCACCACCACCGAGCTAAGCGGCGAGATTGGCAACAGATATTCAGTAGCTTCATCTTCACGCTCGTCTGCGGTTAACTCCACTGTGCAAGGCCCTAGCACGCGATTAGTTAAATTCTGCACGCTCATGCACGCAGCACTTATCATGCGCGTATGCAGAGCATCTTCATCAGTAATCGCAGCAGGTATGCGCAGATGTTGCTTAGCCTCTGCAAGAGAAAGCACATCAGTGGCAGTGTAATTGGTGGTAAATGTTACTTTCATCGCTATAATTTATTAAAAGAGCCCCACCCATTAGGGCAGGGCTCCACACACAGAGTACTACGGCAGCAAGGCCGCAGTGAGATTAGGTAGCTGAAATGTCATCGGCTACGGCAAATGCCTCAGGATTGGCCAATCCCAAATCCACAAACATATTACCGCTAAGCTCGACACGGTTGTTTTTCTTCAGCGTGTAAGGGTCAATCACAAGGTCAAATGAGCCCCAGTATCCGAAGTAGGCCTGCGAGAAGTCACCAATTACCACACGGCCAGCAGTTGCTGACGCATTCTGCAAGTAAGGGCTTGCAACAGTAGCCACACCGTCAATGGCGTTATTCATATCCATGAGTGAGCTTACACCTGTTACCTTCACCGCGCGGCTCCACAATTGGTGAACCAGTGGTGAGAGCACGTAACGTGCATTGGCCATGTTAGCACCATCCTCAAGAATAGCTTTAAAAAGCTCAGCTGAGTTAGCAGCGTGCGCAGTAGTGTCGGCAAATGTAGGTGCATTGACGTTAGCTGCGTTGAAGATACCTACGATATTATCACCACCTGTTGCACCGGTAAAGAAATCAAATTCTAGCTTGCGCTGGAATGCCTGACGCAACAAATTAGCGATGATGCCTTCAGCATTCAATGGTGATTGAATCAGCATCTTCTTGCTGTACGAGGTAGTAGCAGCATAACGCTTAGCATTCATGGTGAGGTCACCTAATTGAATGCCAGCAGTAGTAGCCTCGTCCACTTCACCCTCAGCAGTCGATGTGCCGTGTACGGTTTGACGTGGGAATTGCTGCTCTCCAACAAGGCCAGTCAACACGGTAGTGCCGAGCTGCTCAAAGATGAATGGTGCAAGCAACTTCTCGATAAACGCAGGTACCTCGGTAGGTCGAAATGCCGAGCCTTGTCCAGCGTCGATTTGGAAATTATCAGCAACACCTGTGCGGAGGTAATCAATTACCTGTGTAGGGATTGAAATGTCCGCGCCTGTGCCGTAATTCTGCGAGCGTGACCACTGCGTAAATTCTCCCCACACGCCGTCAACCTCGCCGCGCTTGTCGATTGAGGTAATTGCATCGGCAAGAGATGCACGTTTCACCATCTTGCGCACCTCAACACCATCACCGTCAGAGCTGGCCTCGCCAGCAACAGTGCGCGCAGCGCGTGCAGCTAGCAATGCTTCGGTTTTCTCCTCAGTGCGGATGCGAGCGTCAACAGATTCAATTTCACTAACAAGTGCAGCCTGACGCTGTGACTGCTCTTCAGTTAGGGCCTCACCACTTTTGGCGAGAGCTGAGATAGCGGCAAGGGCATTTTCTTTTTCCGCCCGCTCCGCTTTGAGTTGATTAATGTTCATTGCTTTGAACGATTTATGATTAGTGCCTTCAGCCCTCGTGGCCTCTAGCATCGCCCCTTGCGGAGCGGGTTTACTTAAAATATCCTGCGCTGTTGAGGCGATGCCTTCAGCTGCGCGGTCATCTGCACTGTCAGCTGCCTCAACAATCACAGGTACATCGTATTCATCTTGACCTTCACTGCGCAATCTTGCGCGTGGGTCAGCAGGGATAGGAGCCAGTGAAATCTCCATTGGCTCCCAATCAATAGCTCGATAAATTGGATAACCATTTTCACCCTTGCGGCCAGTGTCAACATATCCGTGCACCTTGTAGCCTACGCTGACAGTGTCTAATATGCCGTCAACGACATCTCTAAATACAGGCTCCACATCTTCACGGCTGCTAAATCGCATCACTGCTGTACCTTGCTTACCGTCAATCTTACCGATTGCCTTGCCGAATACGCCGCGCACACCAGCGAATTGATTGTGATTGTCCAATATCGGCACACCAGCCATAAGGCGCTCGGTGCGTACTTCACCGCTCTTAAATCCGAGCTCCTCCCAAAAGTACCTATCACCGCGCCAATCGTAGCGCAATACGGGGTATTCAGTGCCAAATGTTACCTCAACCGTGCGCGCCTCTAAATTCACATCACCAGTGACAGCGGCTGCGCGCATGCCAGTGGTAATCTTATTCATTGTTGTCATCGTTGTCATCGTCATCATTATTATCAGTGTCATCAGCGGCGGCCACAGGCTGTGCTGCATCAGGCGCGCTGACTTTCTTACTATAATTCTCTAACTCACTCAGCGCAATCTGATTAACCTGCACAGTGTGCACATCACCACCGTCAATTGGATTGTAACGCTCCAAGAATCGCACCTCATTGCGGCTGAGCACACCATTTTGCAACATTTTATCGTAAAATTCAGTGCGTGCCTTCATGTTACCGCGCAGCAGCTCATTCATATCGTGCCTAAATCGCTGTGTCATCTGCTCACTTGGCAGCAGCAATTTCATGTTAAACTCAGCCTCAATTGACGCGCATAGCGGTGCCAAGGTGTGTGAGGTGTAATTTTGCACCGTATTCTCGTAATCACGGTAATTACTACCTCCCTCAAGGCCTATCATGGCAGGTGGCATGTTGAATATACGACACACCTCCTGCGCATTGAATTTGCGGCTATCAACAGATTGAGCCTTGTCAGGCTCAACGCCAAATCTTTTGTAATCAATATTAAATGGCAGCATGCGCGTCTGCTTGCCCTTTTGACTTTCAAAGGAATCAACCAATGTGGCAATCTGCTCCTTGCTCATGGGCGTTTGGCTCGTGAGCAATCCTGTCATTACGCCGCCATTCTTAAAGAATTGCGCCGCATAATCCTGCGCAGCCTTTAAAATGCCTATCGTATCGCGGTTAATAGTAACAGGTGATTGTCCAAATAAATACCTTAAATGAATAATATCATCACCGCTAACCGTAATCTCGCGTAAATTGTCAGGGTCACGTCGGTCAATAATCTCGTAAAATACGCGCCCTTGACTAAGCCTGCGCCACTTAACATCGAGTGAACCTAACCAGCGCAGCTCAATAGGGCGGCCATCGCGGCGAATTACCCACGCATAGCCGCTGCCAAATAGCAATGTCATTGCAATCAGCGATTGACGGAAGTAATAACCAGTCAACACGCCATCAGGTGAGGTGTTGAGCAATCGGCTAGCAGGGTTGTCGTACACTAACCTAAATCGGCGCTCTGATTCGTCAAATAACTCAATCGGTAGCTGCGCAATATCTGATGCAATGCGGTTAATGCACGAGTAAACCACACCAATCTGATATGCTTTTTCGGGGTCGATGTCAATGCCAGCCTCGCTTTGTCGCGGAACGAACTGTGACCAAAAGTTATCTTCACCAGTCCAGGCTACATAAATTCCGCGCTGCTCATCTGTTTCACCTATTCGTTGAAGTGAATCATCTAAACTGCTTGTAAATAAACGCTTTATACCGTCAATCAGCCCCATAGTTGGGCGTAAATATACATATTTTTTGACTTGTCATAGCTGACCGAAATAAAGTTATTGCGCACAAAAAAAAACCGCCAAATGACGTTTCATTTAGCGGTCCTGTGCTTGAGTATACCGAAAATCGCATTGAACTGCGTGAGGCTGCTAATTTAATACTTTAAAGGTCAAATCCAAACACCTCAGTAATAATATCGCTATTGCCACCAGCCGCACGTTCATGCATATATTGCCCTAACGCAATAACAGCGGCAACAGGGCCATCAACGCGCACGCGGTCAATCTTACTGCTCTTGACAATCTTAATATTCTCGCTGTTATCGGTGTGAATCTTCACCGATGACATCTGCCAGCGCATCATCATTGAGCCGTCATGCACTATCTTACCCTGACTTACTAGCGCGTCAAATTGCTTGGTAGGCTCAGAGATGTGCAATATGCTCTGCGAGTACATCTCGCAGCGTATGCCATCCTCAACAAGCTGAGGTATTATCACTGTGGCCATATATTTATCATAGGCTATTGTCTGCACATTGTGCTCACTTACAATGCCTTGGATATATCTCAATATCTCTTGGTGGTCACCTACACCACCTAGCATTATGATGCAGCTGCCTTCACGCTGATAACTCAGATAATCAACACCAGTTTCCGCTTGCATCATAGCCTCGTTTTGAAAGAATTGCACCCTTAGATACATCTTGTCGTGGACTTCATGAACCCACAGCATTGCCACCGCGCAGGTGTCACGATATGCGGCAAGGTCAAGGCCTATCCACATCGGCAATGACTTCAAGCTATCTATGTCGAGCTCACCAGCGCATCGCATCCACACGTGGTCGTCAATAAATCCGTCAACACCTTTGGCCCACACGTTAAGGTGCAATCGCAAGAAGCTGCTGACCTTGCGTGGGTCTAGCTTAGCAGGCTTATACGCTTGCTCAACAAATTCATTCATTGACATTATTGAGCCTAACCCTGGATTGGCCTTCTGCCACACCTTAGGGTCATGCCAATCATCCTCAGGGCTCGCCTCATACAACACTGGCAGCAACGTGTCATCAGGTGTTACACCCTGCTTGACCTTGCGCACATATTCCCAATCGTGAAAGCATCTGCTATTGACATCGCTGCCTGCGGTCGTCATAAAGAAATGCAGCGGCTGCGTGCGCACGAGCGATGAAGTAGTTAACGCCTCCAGCGCGTTAAGCTGCTTGGGCTGTAAAAATTCATGTAGCTCATCGACCAACACCGCGTGTGTGTTCAATCCGTGGCGGCCATCGGTGGAGGCGAGCACCTC